CTCAGCATACTTCACCAACTCTTCTTGATTCATAAATCCTCCGATGAAGCGATTGAAAATTGAACTTTGCTTACGCAACTGCCGAGGCAAAGAAGTAGCCAAGGTCTGCGCCAACAAGCTGATTATCAAATGCAATCTGTCCTTCTATGCGATCCGATTCAATCCAGTCCATGCGGAACTTCTTCACGCCGATCGTCTTACCCATGCCGGTCGATACGCCTTTCCAAGCCATCGTGTAACCAGCGGAGGGAGTGAGAAGCCCCGGAGACTTCGCCACATGTCCGAGCCATGCGCTCTTACCAAACACAAAGTCATAGGCAGCGGTTTCACCTTCAACATTCGTCGCCTTGACAGCCTTTGAGACAAGCACCCGCTCAACATCAAGTATCTTTGCAAGCAAAGCTTCGTTAATGTTCTCGGCAGACGTGTACTTAATCTGCTCACGGATTAAGGGATGGCGAACAAGCCTGCGGTAAAGCGGATAGCCCAAGACGAGAGTATTAGCCTCACGGCCTGTCACTGAGAGTATGGCTTGCTTTCCAGCGTCAACGTCTTCAGGTGGATCAGATGTAGTGTAATCATCCCATTGGGCAAAATCAGAACCCCCGGTCTTGTCCGTCCCCCATACGCCGGTCTTGAAGAAGTCCGTTACTAGCTGCACTTCCTGACGCAATAACAATCTCTGGGTAACGAACTCGGTGGCCGGACGGTCGTCGGCAAGAACGGAGTCGGAATTTGCCCTTATCATATCCGATACATCCTTGTGGATGGCGAACACGTCGCAGTTATAGGTCTGGGTGCCGACATTGTAGCCAGAGCCTGCCGATTCAGTTGACGGCGCTCTTAATTCCGCCTCGTCCCTTAGCCAGTCATTCTTCGTGAAGACATAGTACACGTCGCTTTTCTTATCGACGGGAACGACCGGGAATACCTTATTAGCAATAAAATTATCCGCATTCTGCATGTAAGCGACCGAGATATTAGTCAGCGGCCCATTCACATGCACTTGATTGATGGTCGGTTGCGGCATTGCAATTCACCTCCGTTGCGTGGTCCACAAGGCGGCGTATCGCAAGCGCGGCAAATATTTCATTGCGGAGCTGTGCTGCGGGCTTGGGTTGGGTTGATTGTTTGACTACCGGGGCGGGTAGCGATCTGAAAAGGTTTGAGCGGTGTCCTTCGGCGGCAGGGGTGGCCTTTCTGCGGCAAGCCACTTCTCCACGGAAGCCATTGCCCCTTTCGCATGCCGGAGCAGTTCGTCAATTAACTTCGCGGTTGCTGGAGACATTAAGCGAGCGTTCTGATGTTAATGCAGTCGATTGCAGCGGTGATAAGACCACCAGCGGCAGAATTGTCATCAATGACTTGGCCGGTGATGTACTTGGTCGTATCTGCGGCGGTGTAAGCAGCAGCTTGACCATCAGCAGACGTTCCGATGCTATCCCCTACAGCTAAATTCGCATCGCCTTCAAGCTTCGTCACGCCAAGCATACAGACCGCGACAGGTTGGCCGACAGTGGCTCCCTCTTGTGAAACCCCAATCGGTTTGTCCGTTACTCCGCTGCATTGCACAACCGTTTTTGCAGCCGAGAGCTTCACGTAGCGATACTGAGTAATAGTCCCGCCTGCGGCAAATGTCTTCGGCGCAAGCTGCGGTGATTCAGTTGCCATGAGTAAGTTCCTCCGAGCGGGTCACTGCCCGCATAATTGAATCAATAACGAAAGGCGAGTGTCTTTCCCTACGCCCGCTTTTCTTCGGCAAGATAGGACTCGTAGAGTTTCGGATTCGCCTCCGTTGCCTTAACGTAAGCCTGTTCATAGGAGAGCGACTTGTCGGACTCCATCAGCTTTCTCGTTTCGGCCTCCAGCTTTTCAGCCGCACCTTGCGCGTCAGTCCTGCGAGAGCTTCCCGTTTCGGCAAACAGCGGACTCTCTCCTATCGCTGCCGCGACCCTGCGCTCGTGCTCGACATAGCCTTTGAACTCATCCGACTCTACGCCAAACTTATCGCCGAGACTTTCGAGCATGCGGAGATGCCCTTCCTTCACCCCGAACCATGCGGCCCCCATCGAGCCGTCATCTTGGCGACCCTCAATCATCTGAGTGAAGTGGTCCGTGCGAGCCGCCTTCTCCATCACCGCAATGCGCTCAGTTGCGGAAGTAAGGCTGGTGGACGCCACCGCCGCCGCCTTTTTATTTTCCTCATTCTCTTTCTTGAGTGCCTCGATTTCAGCCTGAAGCTTTGCGGTGTCGGTATTGGCGCTTGCTTGCTCGGGCTTCGCGGGGAGCACAGCGGTTGACTGCCTACTCTCGGCCACGCTCGGTTCTTGCCGTGCCAATGCTTCACCTTCAGGCTGCTCACCTCCAGCCTTCAGGGCTTCCTCTGCTTGCTTTTTCTCTTCGGCAGACAATCCGCCAAAGATTGATTTCCAGTTCATTAAATCACCTCCATTTGATTCGGAGGCGACAATCGCACCCCCGGTTGAAGTTCGTGCATCAATCATTTCGTCATCAATCGACGGGACCACATTGCCCATCTCGATTAGACCTTGTTCATACGAGCCAAGAGAGTCAGCCAATCCAGCAGTGATAGCTCCTGCTCCGACCAATAGCCCACCCTGGCCGAAGTCACTAACTACCTTTTCCCGCGTGACATTGCGGTTTCGCGCTAGGGTGCTGACAAATACCTCCGCGATGCTATTAACGACTCCCTGTAGGTGTCGACGACCTTCTGGAGTGCGAGCAGGCAGATTCTTATTTGGGGATAAGTCTGACCTCACAACGATCTCTTCAAAGCCTAACATGGCATCGGCCCGGGATACGTCTAAGCACGAAGCAATCACACCGATAGAGCCGAGCAAGGCTGTCGCATCAATCGTGATTTTCTCGCACGCCGATGCTATCCAATAGGCACCACTCGCGCACATCCCGCAAACATAGGCAGATATTGGCTTAGTCCCGCGCGCATCATAAATCATCTGGGCAAATTCATTGATGCCCGTAACTTCGCCGCCCGGTGAGTCGATGTAGAAGACTATGGATTTGATGTTGTCATTTTTGAGAACCGAATTGAAATCAAGTGCTAGGGTTTCAACCGACACGCCCCCACTTATCTCCGTGAAGAAGTCGGCCCGACGAACAATGGTGCCTTCTATACGGATAGTGGCGATGCCATTGCGCGCCCTTACCCTTCTTGTCCCTTCTACCTTATCGCCCTGCGCGGCTTCAATTGCATTGAATCGCGCCTCTCTACTCTCCCTAATTTCCCTCGCCGCTTCAATACTGAGATTCTGCCGAGAGATAACGTTGAATAACGTTCGGAGCGACTCCTCTTCAATTGCCCAAATCAGACTTGCTGCGCGGTTAAATAGTGACATAGGGTTTACTCGGCTTATGGTAGAATTGCGGCAACGAAAAACCTGCCTGCTCTTTTAAGTGGATCAGTAAACGGAAAGCCGATCGCTGAACGCCGATTATATGCAAATCACGCATAACAATAATGGCCGCAGTAATCTTTCTCTCTGACATACATCTTCACTTGCTCAACACAGCAAAAACGCATCGGCTCACAACTCAAGGGTGTTTCAGGTAACCCCTCACCTCGCACGATCAGCCACGACACGCCTCTTAATACATCATCATATTGCGTTAGCACCTCCCACGAAGAAGGAAGCCTGTCCTTTTCCTTCAGTGGCAGCATCGCCAAGCGGTCGGGATTCAAACGACAATACAAAGACGGTAGAGGAGCAGTCTCCGCAGTAACCGGCACGGATACGACCAAACCACTAAGTCCGAGTCCTTTCAAGAATGAACGGCGGGCGTTCTTCATAGGATATTGCTCCAACCTGGAGTTTTAGGCACAGGTGGTGGTGGATAGCCAGGGTTGGGCCTTTGAGGAATAGGAGCGCACGTAAAAACTTGCCCGTCGCATAATCTACAAATTCGCATCGGCGCGTCGGCCAATTGCGCTTCGGGCCGCAAGTGCGAGCCGTGCTTTATCTGCCCCGTTCCATCGCATGCTTTACAGGGGGCACATGGCCAATCGGAGGAGGTCTGTAACCCACTACGCCGCCTGCTGTTCCGCCACTGGCAACTTCGCACGCCTCAAAATGTGATTTAACAAGTCGGGAACATCGGCCAAATTGAACCCTGCGCCAGATAGCGAAGAAATCAAATCCGCCAACGCTTTTATGTCAATTCGGTCAACATCGCCGTGCTTGAGCATAGGCAGGTTCTTTGCTTTGATCGCATTCAGCCTTGCCAGGGATGGAATCGCGTACCTGTTAATCACGCTCTCAATACCATCTAAGAACGCCGTCAACGCAGTTGTAAACAGATCGCTCTTATCCACACTCAGTGCAAATGAGCCAGTCTTCTGATGGCCGAGAAAGAGAAAATCCGCAAGCATAGAAGTCGCTATACCGACATTATACCTTTGATAGATCGACTCAGTATCAAACTGCCTGCGCCCTCCGGTAGACATGAGAGTGAAGTCAAAGACCTTATTTCCGTCCTTATACATCAAGGGCATCAATACGCCCTCTTGCTCATTGCGCTTTGTCCGCGTGACAATCTTTTTGAACATCTCAACGATTGCTTTTTGCTCAGGGGTGGCGGAAGGACTAAGGTATTCCACCGGAAGCCACATTACAGGGAGTCCCGCCAAGTCCCTTTCAATACCTATCGCTTCAATTCTGCCAACGTTAATTTTGTAATACCAATCCGAGTACGCGGCTCTTAATATGGCCCGCCCCTCGGGGTTAGATTTCTTCGACGTAGTTTTAAACAGCAGCGCCTTGCTATATCCGTTTTCAACTAATGGAATCGCTCTATCCTGAAAATCAGGTAACGCGCATTGCACCATCGCCTGCACGCCACCGCTTTCATCAAATTCCCATCGGCTCAAGGTTTCTTGCCCTCTTATCGCCCATTTTCTCCAACCAATCCTTCCATCGTTGAACCTGCTTTTCCTCTTTGGATCACCTACCTCCCCACCTCTTACTTTATAAACCTCTTCTAGTAAGCTCCATCCCCATACCAACTCGCTCAGTATCTCGCTCAGCGTCTCCTGCCAGGAATGTGACATATCCTCAAATAAGCATTGCTTGAAAAACTCCTGATTCTCTTTATCTTCTCTCTCGTCACTTGCCGCAACAACGTCCCAGCTTGTTTGCTTAGCTAGATTTTCTATTGCCAGCAAGACCGCCGCGCATGTCGAATCATTCTCCGACATCTGACGGACAACTTTTTGCCACCTGTAGCAGATCGGAAGAGCGTCGTGTAGGGAA